TCTTGAAGCGATGCTCGATGACCCTGGTATAGTCGATAGGACTAGAAAATTTTACGACAAGATAACGCCAGAAATAAATACCGGCATGGGAAAGTTCTCAGAGATGCTGGTTCAGTTTGCACTTCCTGGCAGTGTCGCAGCTAAGATGGCAAAAGCTCGAGGGATCGGAACACTTGGTCAAGCTGGCGCAGTTACTGCTGCTGACTTTGCGGTAGCCACTCATGACGTTGAGTCTATGGCAAGTACCTTCTTTGATATTGAGCCTTTAAAACCTACGGATACTGAAGACTTAGAAGGCGTTGAGAAAGCAGCGGCTGAACTAGGTAATCGATTGAAGGTTGCTGGTGAGGGTGCTGCGTTAATATTAGGGTTGCCTCCTCTGTTAAAAGGGGTTGGAGCAGTAGGTGGTGCCGGCGTAACTTCTCTTGCTCGAACTGATTTTGCTAAAAACATTGCTCAATCAAATGTGCTTAAAGGATTGAGAGAAATGAACTCGCCATTAGGAGGGGTTCAAAAAGCAGATGACCTGACCAAACCTGGGAAGGTTAGAAAGTTGTGGAATAAATACATGACCTTCCAAGGAGAGCTTCCTTCTCGAGCAGTTGCTGAAGCAAAAGCATCTCAGCTTTTTGAAGCTAATTTAGTAGACAATCAACTCGCTAAAAATTTTGATGAAGTAGATCGAGGATTTAAAATCTTATCTAGATCTGGCGCAACAAATAATACTCTTGAAGAAGAAGCAATCGATGCATTAAACAACAGTCTATTTAGCAAGTCTGATGCTGTTAGAGAAAATGGATTGAATTCCCTTAAAGAACTCGATGAAAAAATTGGTTCATTATATAAAGCGACAGACACTAAACGGGTTAGTTTGTTTGATGCTGCAACAAATATTAAAGAGCAGATAAAAGAACAATCAATCATGTTAACAGACCAAACAAAATTAAAATTGTTGGGTGATGATGAGTTCTATCAAAACCTAAGAGAAACCATTAATGCTCAAATGGAATACTATGGTACTCGAGCCTATCGATCGTTAAGAGATCCTGACTATATTCCTAGCGCAGAGAAAACAAGCGCAGCTAAGGATGAGTTAAAGACATTGCTGTTAAAGGAGGGGAGGACTCCTGGTTCAGAGCTTAATGCAGAAATCAATACCATTCTAAGAAACATGCTATCTAGAAAGAACTTCGGCGCAAAGGGAATGGAAACACGCATGCAGTTTGATGAGGATGTGTTGTACTCCGCTGCTCAAGGACCGTTGAAAGGTAAGAAGCTTGATAATCTTCCAGCCGTTAGAGAGTTTTTAGGTGAGTACACTGGAGACTCATTAGTTAGAGCTAAAAAAGCGGATGGTACTTACTACACAACCAATCGACCTCTAGACGAGAGAAAGGAAGGGTTGCTTACCAAGGTTCAGGAAACGATTGAAGGCCAGTCTAAGATCATTACTAAGGGAAGATACTTTAAACGCATCGATGATTTTAACAATGCGCTTCCAGTTAATAGTAAATTTCTAAAAAATGCAGATGAGATCGGTGATGATCTAGCTGACTGGGCTCAGATAGGAAGTGACTCTAAAGGCGATAAGCTAAAGTTTGGTTCATTAAATGGTAAGTGGGCCAGGACAGAACATGTCAGAGCTTTCCAAGATATACCTGGAATATTTGATAGCTTGTCACAAAATAAATTGTACGCCACCTTGCTGGGAGTTAAAGGAATCTCTCAGATGGCTAAGACGGTTTATAGCCCTATCACTCAAATACGAAACGCAACCACTGCTTCTTTCTTTGCATTGGCTAATGGTAACTTCGGAAGAGGGCAAGACCTCGTTGACTCAGCAAGGCTAGTCTTTAATAACACTTTTGATAAGTATCGACTGTCTGATAAAGCTGGGATTACTGGTCCGAATAGCGGGTTAAATAAAATTGAATTAGATAAAGAGTTTAATGAATACATTGAACTTGGTTTAGTTGACAGTGGTGCTAGGAAGGGTGAGTGGGAAGATCTTATTAAGGATGCTGGAAGTTCTTATCTTGGTAATGCAAAAGTATTTAATCGAAAAATAATTGATCTTGCATCAAGCAGAAAAAGTACTTTTGCTAATAAGCTTTATCAGGGATCAGATGATGTATGGAAGATCTATAGCTACAAGATGGAAAAAGGCAGACTAGAAGCTATATTAAAAGCAGATCCTAATGCCAAGATCCCTGCAACTGATGTTAGAAATATAACTGACTTTGGTTTAGATGTAGACGTAAGACAACTTGATGATGAAGCTAAGGAGCTATTCTTAAAAAGAGAAGCTACAGCAATTGTTAAAGACACGGTGCCTAACTATTCTCGCGTACCATTACTCATTCAAAACATTAGAAGAATACCTATAGTTGGAAACTTCATTGCTTTCCCTGCTGAAATATTGCGTACTGGATCTAACATATTGGGAAGGTCAGTTAAAGAGCTTGCTAGCGAATCAGCAGCAGTAAGATCGGTCGGGATGAGAAGACTTGTTGGTCTTAGCGCGGTGACTGGCGGTCTTAACACAGGACTTTATGGGGCAGGACTTGCCCTTACTGGTGTAGATAATGAACAGGTCAATGCATACAAGCGTTCTTTTGCAGCGCCTTGGGACCGAAACAGTGTATTGATTCCTGTTGGTTCAGATAAAGATGGAAACATTACTGAGCTTTATAACTTCTCATACACTAACCCATACGATTATTTGAAGCGTCCAATTAGTGGATTATGGAATGCAGTTAACAATGGTGTTACTTCAGAACAAGAGCTTGGGGAAATAACACTTAATGCACTTACTGAATCTACTAGTGAGTTCTTTTCACCATTCTTTGGTGAAGCTATGGTCGCTGAAAAAACTTTTGACATATTAAGAAATCGAACTCAATTCGATCGGCCAATTGTTAATGAAGCGGATCCGTTTAATCTTAAATTTGCTAAACGATTTGCTCATGTTGCTGAAGCATTAACACCTGGTGTATCACCTGGAGAGTTTGCTGCTAGTACAGATACAATTCTTTCTGGCACTGGAATCCCTCTGGTTGAATATGTTGATTTCAATTTCAAAGACTTTCCAAAATCTGTTGGACTTGCTTTCGGTATGGATCCCTCAAGTCTAAGAAACAGAAGAGGGGAAAGATTAAACACCGCTGGTACTTTTGCAGAATCATTAAGCGGATTAAAAGTATTAAAACCTCAGATAGAAAACACCTTGTATTATCGAGGCGTTGAAGCATCCGATAATGTTAGACAGGCAGCTAGAATATTCAACACTGTCGCTAGAAGTCGTAGCCCTAAGAGTGCAGAGGACATGACCAAAGCATATGTTCTGAGTAACGAGCAAAGATTTAAAGCACTGAGAGATCTTTCAATGGCTATTGAAGATGCTCGAGCTCTTGGGTTAAGTGATTCTGAAATAGTTAAACCATTGAAGAGAGCTAAGACACCTAAGTATGAAAAGGTAATGCGAGGACAGTTTGTTCCTTTCTTCCCATCAAAAGAAACGATTTTACAAGCGCAACAAGAAACCGCAATGAAGGCAGCTAACCCAATTGATATGTCCATGATCACATCTGAGGCATCTCAAATGTATGGACAAAAATTCCCAGACACAGCGCCTAATCAAATACCAAGGATCACCACCTCTACTGACTCTAGTTTGTTTGAGGCACCTGAACCCATTAAACTTCCAAGTCGTAAGTCAATGTTCAATCGACAGTCAGATGATGCATTAAGACAGATTGAAATAAACAAGTTAATGGGGATACGTTGACCCTCAAAAGAAAGTCAAAATACAAAGCGATCAAAGTTGAATACGATGGCATTGTATTTGATTCCAAACTGGAAGGCGCTCGATACAAGATCCTCAAAGCATTAGAGAACAGTGGCCACATTACTGACCTAGAAGTACAAACTCCTTACGAATGCTGGGTAGAAGGAACTAAGATATGCAAGTACATTGCTGACTTCCGATACAAAGTAAATGGTGAGACAGTAGTAGAGGATACCAAGGGCGTTCTCACGCAAGTCTTTAGACTAAAGAAAAAACTAGTGGAAGCCCTGTACCCTGGAACGGTAATAGTAATAGTAAAAAACCCAAGAGCAGAAGTGATCCCCGCAAAGACAGCTTAAAACGGAATGGTCGCTTCATCCTTAACTTCGACATACGTTCCATCAAACTCATTTTTAATTGGCTCCATGGTTTCAATAAGCTCTATATCAAATCCAGTCTTAGATAACTCACGCATCTCACAACTACTATAACGATACTCTCCTCGTTTGCTTGATATCACATTAAAGATCTTAATAATCCCAGATCGATAAGCGACCTCATCCTCAGTGCTTTCATCAGGTAGATGATCAGCATTAACCAATCCTGGTATCCACAGGTGGTCATCACATCCAGCCCGTTGATCTTCATCAGTTAGTGCTTTCTTTCTACGGGAGCAGTACCAGGTAGCGCCATGACTTTCTACAACAGGATTTGAATTTCTACAATTGCGACAGTTAACAGATTGTGGTAAGCGTCTTTTAAAATAAACGTCCTGATATAAAGAGCTTTCATTCTTCATGCGCCAATCACTTTCCGACCTCGAGGGAGGAGGAGGTGTGTCGCTGCATATGATCCTCCTGGCTTTTTCTTGAGCCTTCTCCCAGATCTCAGGATCGAACTCGATGATCTCGGAATAGATCTCACTGGTGTTTTTATTTACCACTACTACCAAAGCATGTGTTAAGCTGAAAGCACCCATGTAGCAATGGATTTGCCAGCGATAAGTTTCGCTCCAACCCCCATAATCTTTCTCTTTTTGGAGCTGCTTGAATCTCTTATCGTTGGCACTTTTTACTTCAAGCAACACAATCATTTCTTCGTTGGGCTCTGCCAACACACCCTTCAATAACCCATCACACGATCCTGCAAAGTGTCCACCTAACAGTGACGCTTTAAACTGATTGCCGTCTTTGTCTTCAGCCGCAACAGATATTACCTTTGTGCGTTTAATATCATCAACGACTTGCTCTTCAATGCGGTGTCCCAGGTTAAATAATCGCAACATACGGCCCTGAAAGTTAGAATTAAGGCAGTGTCTGAACCCTAACCAAAGCTTTCTTTCATCGTCATCACCTATACCACTCATGCCCAGGTGGTTACGGTGTCGAGTCTCGAGTTCAACAATCTTCTCATCGATCTGTTCAAAAATTTGCGTTGACAACATTCCAGTATTTCCCCTCTTTTCTAACTACGATGTCTTGAATCGAATCAAATGCACCATTGTTTATTTCATTTACCGCACCCTCTATGGTGTTTGGACACGATAAATTGTTATGGCTTAATGTTCTCCATTTTCTCTCAGCAGCAAGACCTGCTTTGCCAGCCATGCCAATCATGAGAGACATACTGTAAGGGTAGTAGGTGTCGTATGTCACAAACTTAACCTTACAATATGGATTACCGTTAGCTGAGACTGCAAATTCAGCAGAGATATTACTCACCACTTTGACTTGTTCCTTGGTATCAACTTCCTGCATCTCATCTGACAGGACATAACCTTCAGCAGCCTCATTGGCTGCGGCTACATCTTTATCCACAAAGCCATCACCCTCGGTTTGTTCAGCCGCTTCTTCAATCTTAATCTCAGGACTAGGCTTGGGCTCTCCACATTCAAAGCAATGCTTTTCATCCCAGTCATTCACACCCAGGCAGGAGTCACA